TCTTCGTCCCGTGAAAGACGTCTCGGTAATACTCAAAATCTGCGTAAATCATGTTTACGCCTCCTTCTTAACCGTTGGTGATCAGTCTTGCGATCGGAATCGCCTTCGGGTTGAACTTGCATGCCCAGTTGGCGGTGGCGGCCAGCTGCGCATCGGTCGGGGATTCCGTCCAGCTGCTGGTTGGAATCTTAAAGCTGAAGCCGTTGGGGTGGATGGTTTCGCGAATACGGGTCACCAGGGTTTCCTGACCGCCGTTGGTGATTTCGTCACGCACGGGCACGGCTCCCGGCTTGTCCAGTTTCCCGTTGGCATGGCGCAGCACGCCGGTTCCTAGCAGGTAGGTGGTATATTTCTTCAGTGCCTTATTGGCGCCTTCGCCGCCCACTGCCTCAACCGGTACACCGTCATCAATGAGCACAGTATAGCCGTTGCAGGAAGCCAGGTTTACTGGGCGCTGAATGCCGTTGGCGTCGGTTTGCTTCCAGAATTCCAGCAGCTGGAGATTTTCCAGTGTTTTGGCCACATCGGAATGCATGATGGCCAGCTGGAAAATATTCTTGTTGTCGCCGCACGCCTGGGTTGCCAGGTCGTTGAGGTGGGTGGCGGTAATCAAGGCCGGGTCTGCGGTGGCGGACACTTCCTCTGCGGTATGCTTGTTTTTCCAATCGGCTGGGGTTGTAATGCCGAAAATAGCGGACAGTACCTTGAGGATAACGGCCTGACGGTAGCGGTTCCAAAAACGCGCCACCGATGCTGCGATATGCCCCATGGGGTCTGCACCGGAAAGGTCGGACACGAAGTCGCGGGCCATAAAGCCCTGGGTACGGCCATAGACCACACCAGACTGGCAATCCGCAGCGGTTTCTTCGACGGGCACGTCGGTGGAGCCATCGTAGTTCGCTGGGGTACCGGATAATGGTTTGTAGAATGGGATGGTGTATAGGTTGCCCCCGCCGGCGATCTGTCCGGCAATCTGGGAATCCTCCACCATGACGCCGCTGTCAAGCAGCGCGGTCTTTACAGGATCGGGTTCTTCGGCCCATGCCTGCATAAACAGTTCTTCGTCAAAAGGGTAGTTTAAAAAAGTTCCTGCCATAATTTAATCTCCTTACTCAGCCGTTTTGAGCGCTTTATAGGCGTCCGGCTGTTCATTTTTGAATTTTAATTTTTCCATGTACGTCATATTCTTGAATTGATCCGCGGTGATGCTCATGTCCCCAGGGTCACCCTTGGAGGGGTTCACAATCTGGGGAATGGTCTTCGGATCCCGGAAGGCGGTCGGGACGCTGTTTTTCAGCTCAGACAGCCACGTATCCGCGTCTTTAAAGGTTCCGGAGGCTTCGTCATAGTCAAAGCCTTTTTCGTCGAATTCAGCCAATATACCGCGCTTTGTGTAATCATCCGTAAAGGTTGTATCACCAAAGAAAGCGGCGCGGCGTTCTTCATAGGTGCGTTTGGCTTCTTTCTCCTCCCAGGCCGCAATGTCCGTGTCATACTTCTTTTGCAGCTCAGTAAGCTTGGTTTGCAAGCCCTCAGGATCTGCTTTTTTGAAAGCTTCAATCTCTGCGTCTTTTTCAGTGAGCCTGGTTTCAAGCTCGGTAATTTTTTCCTGCTTCGCGTCGGCCTTGGCCCGTTCTCTGCCAATGTCCGCGCTGTTTTCATCCAGAATCTGGTCAATCTGTTCTTTTTCAAGGCCCATGGCCTCAAGGGTTGCTCGTTTCATGTGTTCCTTTCAAGCACTGCGCTTTTTTCGCGAGGGTCGCGTCCTCTGTGCTCCCTTAGTTTCGCGACTTAGGGACGGTCCCGAATTTGAGTATAAAAATAAGACGTTGACGCACGTCTTTGGCGAGATGTGGGATCACCTCCTGGATAAAAAATAGCTCAAACTTATTTATTCTTCTTGGCCTTTCTCAAATGCCAGGAACGCCCGGCATGCTTCGCGGTTGGTGCACTCCAGCGAGTTTTTGTACGTTTTATACGGGTCGTTTGCGTATCCGCATATTTCTGTTTCGACTGTAAGGCTCTGCAAAGGGCAGTTCATCTTACAAAAATCATAGGGCATAAAGTCTAATAACATGATTTCCCTCCTAATCTTTACTCCCACTGTCTTTTCCGGCTTTATATACATTGACAAGAGGCCGTATCGGGCTCAATACGACCAGGATCCACCAGATTACCCAGTAGGCCGTTGGTAATTCTAATGCATGTCCTATCATCCATAACAAAGCTAATGTCAGCATGTTCTCCTCCTTGTTTTGGGGCACTAAAAAACCACCTTTCGTTTTACCGATTGGTGGTTAGTCCGTGTGATGGTACTCACACTTTAGGCAAATTTCTTTAAAATTTTCTTGCTTGATGGCCTTTTCTGGCGCTGTCCAATCCGGGGCCGAATCCTCGACCACCATGTGGATATCAAAGCAAGTGCCATCGTCAATGGCCTCATCCATGAGCGGGCAATGCCGATAGCTTGTCTTATAGTCCATATTTGTTTAACACCTCCAAAAGTTTTAACACATCGCCTTTGAACTCTTCGGGTTTAAAGGCTGTTCGGATCAGATTGTTGTCCAAATCAAAGTACACAACGCCTTGATCGCTGTAAAAACGCTCATACTGGCCTTTCCAGACCGTGACTGAGATTCTCGCATTCTCAATAAACTGCTTGGCTTCCTCAAGTGATACGTCATGCGCTCTCTCGGCATTGATATGCTTCTCGTCAAAGGACACATTGTCAAGGGTGATTTTTTTGGGCTTGAGGTGAACTTCACCTTTTACGCCTGCACCCTTTATTTCTTCTATTATAGCACGTTCCCGGGCTTCTTGCCTGAGTTTTTCTTCTTGTTTTTTCCGAGTCTGTGTGGCTTTCTGGCTGATCTTACGACCAAATCCATACACCTGCTGCCGCTCGGGTTTCTGCCTCAGGTCTGCGGCTTTGCTGAAGGTCTGATACTCTTGCCTTTGCCGCTGGAGCTTGATACTGGCCGCGGTGAAGGCTTCCTTATCTCCAGCTGCGTCATAGCCGATCAGCTCCCGCTTGGTTTTCCGGATCGCCCGCTCAATGGCGCGCTGCCGTTGGTTGGCGGCGTAATAGTCGTATTCTTTGCCTTTGTAGGAAAAGGGCGGCGGGTCAATGTTGGCCAGTTCTTCGTCCGTCCAGGTGCGTTCAGAATAGCCGGGCCAAAAGTTGTTATAGTCATGCCGGCAATTCCAGCCTTTCAGGCCTGGGCCTGTTCCATAGCCAGTTACCTTCGCAAGGTTGGGATACTCTGGGGTCTCGCCTTTCCGGGCATAGACCTTTCCCTGCCAGCTGGCATGGTTCGCGGGACCACTGCCGGTGTTTCTGGCTCCAGCGTGGGCCGTGACCTCAACGAAATTGCAGGCCATTTCCTCGCCCAGGGCGTCGGTCAGCTGGCCGGACATCTGGTTAGCCCCGGTAAGGGTTGCCCGCCTTACAGCCACGTCCAGGTGGTTACTCCATCCGCTGGCATAATCCACAGTGCGCAGGCCGCTGTCAGCCATGCGCTTAACACTCTGCCGGATGGCGCTGTTATAATCCAGGGCCCCGCTCTGAACCTGCAGCTGCACAAAGTCCATTTCTTTCTGAAAATACCGGGACAACTCGGTAAAGACAATTTTGCCGTTTATCTTCTGCGCAAAACCCAGGGTGCCAGTCATATTGACCAGCTCGCCTTTTGTCTGGTCGATGGCAGCACCGATGATCTGCTCAAGTTCCGGGTGGGTTTCCAGTGTTACGGGATCAATCCCCGCCTGGCTGGCAATGCCGTTTTCTACCCTTATGGCTTCAAGGCCCCATTCCTTAAACAGGTGGTCGATTTCTTCGTTTGAGATGTTTAAGGCCTGTTGAAGGGCTTCTTTGATGGCCTGGGTGCTCAATCCCATCTGTTCCGCTTTGATCAGCTGGTACCTCGCGGTTTCGGTGATGGTGCCTGCGGTGGTGACCCGCCGGACAAAGTCCTGGATGATAAAAGCTTCCAGATCCTGGAAAAGGCCGGTCAGGTGGTCGGCAATCTGGTCATATTGTTCTGGGGTCAGCATTATTCAGCCCCCTCAATGATCTTTTTGGCTTCCTCCTTGCTGATGCCAATGGCAACGGATATGAGGTTAACTGCCTGACCCAGCGTCAGCTCGCCTTTGCTGTACTGGCCGATGATCCCCAAAAGAGATTGAGTCTGGGCACCATTCAGAGTTTTGCCGGCGATCTCTTCCGCAGCTTCCACCTCATCGGAATGTTTGATTTCATCTGCATTCCCTCCGCTGTTGGGGTCGGATACAGACAGCCCTGTATCAATACTTTCCTCAGTATCTGGCATCATCTTGAGGGCTTCCTTTTCAGTGACGCCATACTTCTTCGCCAGATAAATTTCCGGTCTGAGAATCCCGCTGGCCACATCCTGCTGCATGGCCAGCAATTCAGCCTGCTTGTCGATCACGATGGAGTCATCCCAGTTGAAGGTGACTTCTGGACCAACGGGTACGGTCTGGCCGCTGAGGTTCATCCACACGCTCATGGCGTAAACTAACTGCTGAAGAGCGTCTTCCAAGCCCAATTGAATATCCTTGACGGTGCTGTAAAGCCGCTGTTTTGAGCTGATGATCTCGGTCGCGGTTTTATCCACGTTCTGGGGATCACTGATGGTGCCGTAGGACAGGCCGCAGTTAAACTCAATCCGCTTGAGCAGGTTGTCAAGGCCGTTGAACAGGCTGGCATCCCGGATGGCCGGGGAGAAGACATTATACTTTGCATCGCCATCATCCATGTTGTGCATTCTGAACAGACGGTCTTTTCCTTTTGGCAGTTCCCAGAAGCCTGTGGTTTTGTCCTGCTTAAACCAGGTCATATCCACGTCAATGGCCAACTCTGAGCCTTCATATTCCCACAGCAGCCGGTCGTACTGTCGGTCGGCCTGCTCGATCTGCTCAAGGGCTTTCGCGAAACAGGAGACCCCCAAAGGACTGGTCTTGTCAATGGGATTGGTTCCGGGCATCTTAAAGTAAGCAAAGAGCGGTGCCAATACTGGGGCAATGACCTTTTCCTCCTCGATGGCTGCCCATTCTGGTACATCGGTTAATGGAATCGGCCGCCCCAGATCAATGGTAACGTCAGGGTCCTGGGTTTCGTTTTTAAAGGCATAGTTGCGGATAGTGTACTGCTTCCCTTCTAGCCGGTGCTGTTCCAGTTTGGTGTAGATGGTATCGCCTTTGGTCAGCTTATCCACGAAGATGGCGCCGGTGATGTCGCCATTGGTGTCGTAGTCTGTGGGGAAAAAGCTTTCCGCTGAGACATAGTCCACGCTGATCCGGCCATTTTCGGGAACTGGCTTAAAGGCCAGGCCGCCGCCGGCACAGCCCATCTCGCAACAATGGCGCAGGTCCCGGACAACGGTCTGGTAAGCTTCGTCCAACACTTTGTTTTCCACGGAGGTTTCAAGCTCGGTGGTGGCCAGTCTTGAAAGCTCTCCGGCGATGATGGCTGGCAGGTTGAGGGTTTTTACTTTCTCCTTGCCGTTTTCGTCGTACCGCCAGGGCGGATGGTTCTTGTAACAGCGTGTCCACAGGTCAATGGCAGCGGCCACTGAATACCTCCTTGATTTTTGTGATGATACGCATCTATGCACCTCTGCGTTTCCAAATTCGGTTGGTGGCGTAACGGGTGGCGTCAATAAAGTGATCGTTCCCGTCGGGATAACCGGAAATCACGTCGCCGTTTTTATCCCGTTCGTATTCGTAGTTTTGGAATTCCTCCAGTGCCTTTGGGCACCGCACCGGGTCAATGACGATCTCTTTAAGACTTGCCAGCCATTTGAAGCTGTAGTTCCGGCTGTCCGGTCCTTTTTCAGCCGCCCTCGCAAAGAGCCCATAGCTTTTGTAGTCGCCAATACTCTTACTTTCCGCGCTGTCACAGGTCAGCAGATCATTTTCGGTGATGCCGTGCCGCTTGGTGAGGATGTCCGCAGTTTCGCGGTTGGAGAGCTTATTGCCGCCGAACTCGTCAAAGAGAATGAGCTGGCTCTGTCCGGGATTGTATTGGCAGCGCACAAAGGCGAAGGGGTCTGGATACCAGCCCCAGTCAATGCCGTTGAGGATATGGTCATATTGCAGGATTTCCTCAGGTTCGATTTCGCGAACCACCACGTTTTCAAATACGTTACCGCCGGTTCCCGTCGGGACACCCAGATATTCATGTTCATAGGCCCTTGGGTTCGTCTCTTTTAGGTATTCGGCATCGGCTACAAATTTAGGGCCGAGCCAATGAATCGGCGTTGTTTTGTAAGTGCTGTGATGCACCAGCACACCGGGCTTCTTTTCGAGCGCGTACTTGTTCGCCCAGTTACTGTTGGTAATGGGCGGGTTAAAGGATTTGAAGCAATAAAATAAGTCACCGCCTCGCAGCAATGACTGTTCAATGTTTCGTATTTCTTCCTGGCCTGAAAACTGGTCAAGTTCCTCAAAATGTACTATTCCGACATAACCAAACGGAACCTTGAGGGATTTAATTTTGCCCGGGTCATCGGTTCCGAAAAACATGATCTTCTGTCCGGTTTTCTTAAAGACAATCTCCATCGGGGATACGGTCGGTTTAAACTTATCATACAGGCCGAGCTCCTGAATCGCCCAAATGTACTGGTTATAGACGGTTGTGCGCAATGTATTTGCCACCTTACGCAAAACAACGGCGTGCATTTCAGGGTGTTTCAGCATTGCCAGAATTACCTCGACGGATACAAAAGAAGATTTCGTACTCCCGCGGCCACCTTTAAGCACATACTCGTCATAGGCATATGCCCGGATATCACGGTGAACGTCATAAAAGGCTGGGCTGATCAATTGATCCAGTTTAGATGTTGTCAATGATAATCACCTCACTGCCTTGGTTGGTATTTTCCGGCTTATCGCGCCATTTATCCGGCCGCCTGTTTTTAAGCCAAAAGATTTGTGCTGTGACGTCACCTGCTTTAGCTTTTGAAAGCAACGCATTCTCTACCTCAAAGTCCACCACTGCTTTTCCCTTTTTTAGGGCCTCAGAAATCTTAAGATACTTCTTTTTCCAATCATATAGCGTTCCTGCCGCAATGCCCATATTTTGGGATATCTGCTCATCTGTCAGCCCATCCCGGGCCCAGCCTTCCAGAAGGGTCAGCCCTTCATTGCTCAGCCAATATTCATATTTTCCTTTTGCCATGTCGGGCTTCACCTCACTTTCTTTGCATCAAAAAGACCCCGGCGCCGGAGCTTACCGAGGTCGTGGTCCACGAAAAAAAGACACCGGTTTCCCGATGCCTTAATTAGCCACATATCATACAGCGGCCATTTCTTTTTATAGGGCCGCCAAGTCTTGCGTGGTGATCAACCCACATCTGGTCATTAAAGTTAACCAGATTTTAAGAAGTGGCGGCCTGCCAGCCGTTTAAACCTGCACAGATATACTCTGCCGGTTTGTCACGGTGGCGTTGTTAACATTTTTCGATGCTACCATAATAACACATTTAAAAGTATCATTGAGTATCCTCTTTAATTTTTTCAATAACATATCCGCAAGTATTGCCAGTACAATCATCAATCCAAACCGTCCCAGCTTCATAGTTTTTATTTGAATCAAACTCCGATATAACATATCCTTCTCCAAATACATTCACAAGCTCCTCATACACTCCCATTTACATCCCCTTAAATCTGTAGCAGTCCTAATGCTTTTCCATGCAACTTAAAGACGTGCTTTTCGCTGTACCCCAAAACTATAGCGATCTGCTTCCACTCTAGGCAATTGATATATCGGTACTTCATAAGTGCCTTTAGTGCGGCATCAGGTAAGCTTTCAAGGGCAATCTCGATTTCAAGTTCAATCTTTTCGGACTCCGCAGCTTTCTTTTTTATTCTTTCAAGAATCATGGTCATTTTAACGACAATATCGTCTACCTTTAGGGCGCTTCCCCCTCTCGGCATATCCGACACCACCTGCGTGATCTTCTCCGCCCGAGTCCGCCACTCCTCCAGCTCCCGCTGCCAACTGTCGATGTCCAGCAACGCTTCTTTATACCGCCAAAGCCAGTCTTTCTTTTCTTTATTGGTAGACGTGGTATAATATAATCTAACATCACATTTGGGAGCGCAAGCTTCCTTTTTTTATTACTCAATAAAAGTCAGGTCCATCACTTCGTCTGGTATTACCAACCACATTTTCAAATTTTCGTGGTATGTCTTTACTTCGATCAACCACCGATTACAGCTTACCTTCAACTCCTGTAACGCTTGTTCGTCAATGGAGTCATTAAGCGACTTTCCTTCTTTACCAAGAGTCTCTTCAATATACGTCTTTTTATTTTGAAATTCTGGTATTTGTGCCTTCGTAATAACATACGATGCCCCTGCAAAAAACAGGTAAAAAGCAGTAAAAAGTCCAACTATTATAGAAACCACGGAAAGCCCTAACCTATACGCATTTTCTCCAACAAAGAAAAACACAATGCAAAGTGCAAATATAATTATTCCTGTAATTACACCAATCATCTTAACCTCCTATATCACTCCGAATCCCCTCAGCAC